CTCTGATCTTGAAGAGATCTTACGTTACTTTATCGAATTCGTTCGGAAAGCTACCCTCACTCTAACAAGTAAAAACACCCCCACTTGGGAGGTGAAACCTTGATAGGTATTCACTGAGCTGAAGGCCCAAGTGAGGGGTACGATTCTAGCGAGCAAAAAGCTAGATATCTTGCTTAAGCGCCCTTCGGGGAAAGGGTAAGTCAGGACGCTTGCGATACAACTATCGCTGAAATTATAGAAAACACTCAATTAAGAGCAGCTTCTATTTTAAAGGGGATGGCCAACCAATTAAGGTAAGCGGGTTGGAGCCAACCAATTAAGGTAAGCTGGTACTTAATGTTATTTTGTAGCCAACCAATGAAGGTAAGCTTGGGTAATGCCAGCCAATTAAGGCAAGCGGACAAAACAATATATCATTCCCATATTTAAAATTAAAATTAAAAAGCAGTGTGTATGTCTACGCTGTGTTTTTGATGACCACGAGTTCAGGAGCTACGGGGGCTGTACTCGGATCAGCAGCAAGGGAATAGGTAACATCTGACACATCAACATAGAGTGTGATGTTAAATTTTCCTGCTTGTGTAGTAGTGTAGATAGGGAGTGCAAAGATTAGATAACCGACATCATCACTTCCATCCATGCTAATCCAAGGCAACATTCTCCTCCATTGAATTGGAAATTCAATAGAAGAGCCTTGTGCTCCAGAAACAGCATGGGAATTGAAAGTTACGTAATCAGTTGGTTTAGCAGTTGTAACAGGAGCGACATTACTCTGGCAGATGTGGATAGACCCATTAACGCGCATATCATTGGTAATAATAGCTTTGATTTTGGGACTACCCCTCCAGCGCCCGTAGCGTTTACCATGAAGGTAAGGCCACTGACCTAGGATTGCGGAGTTAATTCGTATTCCTGCTACTGTGCTAAGTTGACCTGTTGCAACTGCACCTAGTGTTAGTGTAGTGAGAAAGTTCCATCTTTCTTCTGATCTCGAAACAACAGAATCAGATTCTGTGTCTGCTGAGATTTCAGTAGTTTTGGTGACTTGCTCTTCTCCACCTTGTCTGGTGAAGAGTATGTGTTGTGCGAACTCTTTAACGCGTTGTTCTTCTGCTTCTTCAGTATCCATAGGGATAACTGTGTCTACTTTAGCTTGACGCGCACCGGCTTGAGTTCCATAGCCAATGAAATGGTGGTAATCTACTGGGGTTGTATTATACCACGAGGCTACCTCAAATGTAGTACCCACGGTTCCAGCGATGATATCTACTTGGAGGTAAATACTCCACGGATCTGTGTCATCCACAACAGGCAATGTATCCGATATCACACTAAACTTACTCGACCAGTATGGTCTCCAAATCTTTGGACCCATCTTAGGATCCCATTCTGCTCCGGGAAGCTGAAGGGCTTGACTAAGAGGGATGATTTCTGCGGACTGGGTCTGAGTAATTCTTAACATGACATTAGTGGACGGATTACTTGCTGCTGCAAACTTAACAAGGGGGCATTTACTCATCATGAGATGACGTTTTCTATCATCATATGCATACGTATCCTCTGGGTTGAGTACATTAAAGACAGCTACTGAGTCTTTACCTTCAAAATTGGCCTTTCCAATTTTGCTCCAATGAGTATCAAGACGCAAGGTATGGTCTGATGTTCTGCCATAATCTATACTAGCTTGTTGACTTTCATCATTGTACTTATATTCAAACATTTGACGTCTGAAATTAGGTGGTCCAAGTGGGAGAAGAGAAACAGTATATGTTCCATTTCCAAACACTGAACTAACTTTATGGTACTGAGATTCGGTGATATCAGCAGTATAAGATTTGACGATGACTCGATTGGTGAAGGCTATTGTCTGATCCAACATGCATGTAATTGTTAGATCACCTGTTGCGGGGAGGAGGGATGTGTCACTCATGTAACCGGGCGTATGGGCAGTAGGATCTTCTGGGGTGACTCTACTAAAGATTTGGGGAGCTCCTTTATCCATTCGGACATTCCCAGGAGTTAGTGAACCTATGCAATATTGAAGTCCTCCTTCAAATGCTCCATCTAGTAGGATTGGGTTCAAGAATCCCTTATCTCCAGCATTTTCTTGAATTCCAATTTGATTGGTATTATCATTATACGCCATATTTCCAATTACATAAACGTTCGTGTCTGGTGGGCATGTGACTACAGTGGATCCAGCCTTAACTTCTAAAAGAGTCAAGGAGGTATTCTGGACTACTGCAGGTGTGTACAATGTCATATCAGCAGGACAGGCATAGAGGTTAAACTCTACTGATGTTGGAAGTCCTACTTCAGTGACAAGATCTGTGACGGGGATAATTCCTATTCTTCCGAAACAACTATTATAGGGAATGGGTCTAGTTGTTTCCATGTGTTGGAGGGCAGACCAGGGACATAGAATATATATCTCTGACTGTTCACTTGGATTCCACTCGAATCCTATATTGTTCTGGGTAGGGGAGGATTTATTGGGAGGGGCCCATGAAACCCAAAATCTCTGGGACTGGAATAAGGGGATCTTTCCAACAATCCTGACAATGGCTAATGAGTGAAATTGCTTGAAGAACTCCATCAACCGTGTGGTTCTATCATTGAAGCTAACAACATAACTGTCGTTTACATCTTTGGTTATTGGTTGCCACACGTTTCCCCATTCCGGCAAAGGAACATGTAGGTTGTAATCAACCGGAGAAGCACTTATAGGAGTGTTTGACATGTGAATAACTTCTCGCATTCCACAAGGGGTCATTTTCCTTGACAGGGGTCGGGATGAGTTCTTTCCAGTCGTAGTGATTTCTTCGTCAATGGCTTGGTCTGCATCGAATTCTGTGTCTGGAGCGTAAATTGGTTGAAAGGGCTTGGGGGTAGGCTTAGAGTAAGCTTTAGACTTGACCGAGACTTTTTCCTTACTAGGAATAGAGGCTGAGGGTGGATCTGCAACCTCTTCTCCAGCTTGGAGTTCAAAATCTCCGAATACGTCATCACTGTAGTCTTCTTCTTCTGGAGGGTAATTTTGAGGGATAAGCTTGTCACGAAAAAGTGACGCTATTCTAGTTACAATGGACATAAAATGGAGGGCGGGGACTACTATTGAGGCGGATGCTGTTCTTGTTCTTTTCACTTTACGCTTCTGGCAACAGGTCGGGATGGGGACATCTTCTTCTGCACTCTGTCTTTTAAAGGAAACGGGGGGATAACCACCAGATAGTTGGCGGAACATATCTTCTTCAATTTCTCGGGATCTTTCAAACTCCTCAACTGAATGTATGGCTTTTTCTGCTATGGCAATGTCATCATCATGTTCAAACATTTGGATGGGCGGGGCTACATCCAACTCTTTGAACGCACTAATGGCACTTTTATACTCTCCTGGGGATGGTAAACTATAGGGCTTTTCAAAGGGATTATGAAGATAAATGTTGAGTGTTCTTTCTTCAGAACAGCAGTGGTCCATGTATTTGGCAAATACATATACTTCCTGGCCATGAGCTTCATACACACAGACATCTCTAGGATATGCACTGTAGTAATCTTGCAACGGCAGGTTGGCAAAACCACCTACTACATAAAATCTTCCTTTTGGTCTAATTTTCCATACATGTTCTGAAATATACTGGGCTTGATTGGGATGTTCTAGGGGTTCTCCTTTAGTATTATATGCAGAATAAGTCATTCCGTCATCATCTATCCACAGTTCTCGTGACATGAAGTTAAGCTCAGAAGGTTCATGCATTAAAGCATGATTCCTAAACTCACTTATACATTCGAACTTTCCACAGACGATACATTGGGGGGCATCTATGGACCACCCACTACACTCAAGGTGCCTTCTTATTCCACTAACTGGTAGATAAGAATGACACTTCTTGCATAGAAGTGGTAGAATGAAGGGGATTTGGTTGGGGTGTAGTTTTGCGTACTCCTTG